AGTTTTCATAACTTTGCGAAAAAAGGCCAAGTTCATGGACAACATGTTGGAGCCGAATATGGATATTCATGTAAGCTTTCTGCTGATGGATCACTTTTACTAGTTGGGTCTCCAAGCGCAAGAACCTCAACCAGTGATGCAACAACAGATTTTGGAAAAGTATATACATATATACAAAGAACTACCTCTGGTGGTGATCAATGGGGTAACACTTCAAGTAGTAATAGTCCTAAACAAACGATAGAACAATCATCAGGTGATAGAGTAGACAATGATAGATTCGGTTCAGCAATAGATATCAATAAAGATAAGTCATATGCAGTTATTGGATGCGGTTCAACTGCAGCAGCAACTCCAGGTAAAGCATATGTTTATACAATATCAAGTGATACCTTAACTCAACAAGCAAAGTTAACACCGTCTGATGGCGTTAACGGTGATGGGTTTGGAGAATCAGTTGCTATAAGCGATGATGGCACGATAGTAGCAGTTGGTTCATATAAAGCAGATAATGGTTCTAATTCAGAAGCAGGAGCTGTATATACATTTAAAAGAACAGGCACCAGCTGGTCACAAGTATCTAAAATTAATCAACCATCTGCAGGTGCATCTATGCAATTTGGTTTTAGTTTAGCAATGAGCGGTAGTGGAGGTAAATTGTTTATTGGTGAAAGAAAAACAAGTTCTGTAGAAGGTGCTGTTCACTCATATAGTGGAGCTAATGGCACCTACTCATTAGATACAACAATAAACTCAGATAGTTCAGAAACTGGAAATGCTTTTGGTGCTGATGTTAGCTGTACAAGTGATGGCAGAATATTAGCAGTTGGAGCACCATTTGCAATAAGCTCTACTGCTAAAGGTTCAGACACAAATGGTGGAAGAGCATATATTTTTAAAGCAGCTGCTGATTAAAATAAAAAGAAATAAGTATAAATAGTGTAAAAGGATTTTAAAATGGCGGCTCCAAATTCACGTGCAACTTTAATAGATTACTGCAAAAGGCGTTTAGGCGAACCAGTAATCGAAGTGAACGTTGATGAAGATCAACTAGAAGATCGTGTTGACGAAGCACTACAATATTATCGTGAGTTTCATTCTGATGCAACTGTGAGAACTTATCTTAAGCACTTAGTTACAGCAGACGATGTTACAAATCAATATATACCCTTAGCAAATAATATAATATTTGTTTCTAAGATGTTTCCTGTTGCAGGCGGTATTGTTGGAGGCAGCGGTATGTTTGATATAAAATATCAAATGATGCTAAATAATATTCATGATTTAATGAACTTTGCTGGCGACCTAGCATACTATGAGCAAATGCAGCAGTATCTTTCAACATTAGACATGAAATTAAATGGTACGCCTCAAGTTCAGTTTTCGCGTAGACAAAATAGACTTTATATATTTGGTGATTTTATTGATGGTGATATCCAAGCAGGTGATTATATTGTAGCTGAAGTTTATACTGAAGTAAGCGATGTTGATCATACTTCTATATTTAATGATATGTTTGTAAAGGAATACACAACTGCACTAATAAAACAACAATGGGGCCAAAATTTAATTAAGTTTGAAGGAATGCAATTACCTGGAGGCGTTATTTTAAATGGAAGACAAATTTATGATGATGCTACTGCAGAAATAGCGACTCTTAGAGAAAACATAAGATTAGAACACGAATTTCCACCTGATTTCTTTGTAGGATAATATGGCAACAAATTTATACTTTAATCAAAAAGTAAGATCAGAGCAGAACCTCTATGAAGATATAGTTATTGAGGCGTTAAAAGCTTATGGCCAAGATGTATTTTATTTACCACGTGATATAGTAAATGAAGATGAGATATTTGGTGATGATCCTGTATCGAGTTTTAATTCTTCTCATATACTTGAAATGTATATTGAGAACACAGAAGGATTTGAAGGCGAAGGAGATCTTTTTACAAGGTTCGGCGTAGAAATACGTGATGAAGCTACGTTCGTAGTGTCAAGAAGAAGATGGGCAGCTACTGTACAAAGATACGATAATGAAATTAAAACACAAAGACCAGCTGAAGGCGATTTAATATATCTTCCTCTAAGTAAATCTTTTTTTCAAATAACACATGTAGAACATGAACAACCATTTTATCAATTAAGTAACTTGCCAGTATACAAAATGAGATGTCAGTTATTCGAATATACTGGCGAAGATATGGATACGGGTGTAGATGCTTTAGATAGCCTTGAAATTAAATACGCGTATAGGTATATCTTATCGCTAACTAATAAAACAGGTGATCCTTTTAAAGTTGGTGAAACAATCACTTCAGCAAGCGGCGGCACCACGATGAGAGGCGAAGTTGCTAAGTATTCTGATTCAGATAGTAAACTTCATATTATCCATGCAGGTGCTGATGATGGCAAATACCACACCTTTGCTACAGCAGCAACTGTAGCTGGTTTAACAACAGGTGCAGGTGGCGTAATATCGTTAGTAGTAGAAGATAATCAATTATCAGAGAACGAGCAAAATGCAGATTTTTCAACAGGTGCAGACTTCATTGACTTTAGTGAATCTAATCCATTCGGCGATGTGAGTAATAACTAATGTTTGGCTCACACTTCTATCATGCAAAAACTAAAAAGGCTGTGGCGCTGTTCGGCAGACTTTTTAATAATATATATGTTATCAGACAAAATTCATCTGGGGCTGTAATCAGTCAACTTAGAGTTCCATTATCGTATGCACCTAAACAAAAGTATCTTGAAAGAATAAGAGAAAATCCTAATTTAACAGAAGACACACAAGTTGCAATTAAGTTACCAAGAATGTCTTTTGAGATTACGTCTATAGCATATGATGCGCAAAGGCAATTAGCTAAAGTTGGAAATTTTACTACAAATTCTTCTACTGGTGAAAATTCTAAAAGACAACGTTTTTTTAATCCAGTTCCTTATTCAATAAATTTTCAATTAAATGCATATGCTAAATCACAAGATGACGCATTACAAATTGTAGAACAAATACTTCCTACATTTAATCCACAATATGCAATGACAATAAAACCGTTTTCAACAGAATATCCTGATTTTAAAGAAGACATACAAGTTATTATTCAAGGCGTTTCTTTTTCAGATGATTTTGAAGGAGCAATGGAACAAAGAAGAACAATAATTTATACTTTGGATTTCGAAATGAAATTAAGTTTTCATGGTCCAATAACAGATACTAGTATTATAAGAGATGCTAGAGCAAAGGTATTTGATATCGGAGCTGGTTTAAATGATTCAGATATAGGATTAGAAACTATAGTAGTAACGCCTAATCCTTCAAATATTATTGGCCTCGAAGATAGTGACTTTGGATTTTCAACAACAATTTTAGATAGTGCGAGTTAAATATGTATGATTATAGATGTAAGGTAGTAAAGATTATCGATGGCGATACAGTCGATGTTGATATTGATTTAGGATTTGGTGTGTGGTTAAAGAAAGAGCGTATAAGACTATATGCAATAGATACTCCAGAATCTAGGACAAGAGATCTTGAAGAAAAAAAATATGGATTAGCTGCTAAGAAATTTTTAACAGGAATGTTAGATGACGAAGGTGGCATAACACTTAAGACACAAAAAGATGCTGAAGGTAAATTTGGCAGAATTTTAGGTGAATTGTGGAGAACAACAAATTATGCAGATCAATCTATTAATGATTATATGGTAGAAAAACACCATGCAGTAAGATACTATGGTCAATCTAAAGATGACATTGAACATGAACACATTAAAAATCGTGAGTTAGTTACATTAAATGAGTGATAAAAAAGATATGGAAAAATTCTTTCCTCCAGAAGAAAAGAATATCGATAATGATTACAAATATTCAAGAGACACATATTATGAGCTCGTGGAAAAAGGTAAACAGAGTTTAGAGTTAATGATTGAGGTTGCACGAGAAAGTGAACACCCTCGAGCGTTTGAAGTATTATCAGGAATGATTAAAAATATTTCAGATGTAAATGATAGACTTATGGATCTTAATAAAAAGAAAAAAGAAATAGATAAAAAAGATGATATTAAAAAGGTTGCAAACACAACTAATAATCTTTTTGTTGGTTCCACCACTGAGCTTCAAAAGCTACTAAAGAATGAATCGGAAATAGTGAATGTCACTCCAAAACCGGAATGAAAACTATCTAGGCAATCCTAATATAAAAAAAGACGGTATTACTTCTAATTTTACACAAGAAGAAGTACTTGAATATGCTAAGTGCATGAAAGATCCTGTATATTTTGTAGAAAAATATGCAAAGATTATTTCATTAGATAGAGGTTTAGTGCCATTTGAATTATATCCTTATCAAAAGAATATGTTTAAACAATTTGAAAGTCATCGATTTAATATTGTATTAGCATGTAGACAATCTGGAAAATCTATATCAGCTTGTGGTTATTTGCTATGGTTTGCATTATTTCAATCAGAAAAATCAATAGCGGTTTTAGCTAACAAAGGTGCTACTGCTCGAGAAATGCTAGCAAGAATAACTATTATGCTTGAAAACATTCCATTCTTTTTACAGCCAGGATGCAAAGCTCTTAATAAATCAAATATAGACTTTAGTAATAATAGTAGAATTATTGCAGCAGCTACTACAGGATCTTCTATTCGTGGTCTTTCTATAAACTTATTGTATCTAGATGAGTTTGCATTTGTTGAGCGCGCAGCAGAGTTTTATACATCAACATATCCAGTTGTATCTTCTGGTGGTGATACGAAAATCATAGTAACATCTACAGCAAATGGTATTGGTAATACATTTCATAAAATATGGGAAGGATCAATACAAGGCGTTAATGAATATAAAAATTTTAGAGTTGATTGGCATGACGTTCCTGGGCGTGATGAGAAGTGGAAAGAAGAAACAATAAACAATACATCTCAAATACAATTTGATCAAGAGTTTGGTAATACATTTTTTGGGACTGGTAACACATTAGTGAATGCTCAAACATTATTAAATTTAAGAGCTAAGCCGGCACAAAGGTATTTAGAAGGTGGAGACTGTTTAGTTTATAAAGAACCTATTAAAGGTCATGAGTATCTTTTAGTTGCTGATGTGTCAAAGGGAAGAGGACAGGACTATTCTTCTTTTAGTCTGATCGATATTAACGTTCGCCCCTTTGAGCAAGTGGTTGTGTATCGCAATAATACTATCTCGCCATTACTCTTCCCTAATATTATATATAAGTATGCGAATGTCTACAACCAAGCTTATTGTATTATTGAATCAAATGATCAAGGGTCTGTTGTTTGTAATGGTTTATATTATGATTTAGAATATGAAAACGTTCATGTTGAATCTGCAGTTAAAGCTAATGCTGTTGGCGTAGATATAAATAGAAAATCTAAAAGACTTGGATGTAGTGCATTAAAAGACTTACTGGAAAATAATAAGTTAACAGTTGTAGATGAACAAACTATATTAGAAATATCAACGTTTGAAGCAAAAGGACAAACCTACCAAGCTGCGGTTGGTAATCATGACGATTTAGTTATGAATTTAGTAATGTTTGGTTATTTTGTATCTTCATCTTACTTTTCTAATTTAACTGATATCAATATTAAAGATATGATATTTAAACAAAAATTAAAAGAAATTGAAGACGATATAGTACCTTTTGGATTTATTAATGATGGTAATGAACAAGTTAAAAGAATTGAACCAGATGAAGAACACCCATGGGCTATTGAATACGATAGAAACCTGTAATATTATAAATAATGGTAATAACTATTGAATATTCGTATAATGGTAATCGCATAAAAAAAGGAAAATAAGATGGCACTATCTACACCCTCCGAATCACCTGCGGTTGTTGTCAAAGAAATAGATCTGACTGGTGGCGTGCCTAATGTCCAGTCAACTACAGGCGCAATCGTAATACAATCTAGATGGGGTCCGGTAGAGCAAAGAGTTAAACTAAGTTCAGAAGCTGAACTAGTTGATGTTTTTGGCTCACCAGATTCTGCAACCACTAATTCGTTTCATCAAGCAAACTTCTTTTTGAAATACTCAAACGCACTTCAAACTGTAAGAGTTATAGATGGTTCTGCTAAAAACGCAGTATCAACAACTGGACAAACTGCAGCTGCAACAGCAGCAGGACTACCTACTGAAGTTGTAAAAAATGAAACAGACTTTAATTCACAATTATCTGGATTAGATTCAGATAAGCATACATTTGTAGCAAAATATCCAGGCACTCTTGGAAACAGCTTACAGGTTTCTATGTGTCCGCATTCAGGCGCTGACTCAGCTTTTAACGGTTGGGCATATGCTAATGAATTTGATGCTGCGCCAGGAACATCAGATTTTGGTACAAAAAATAATGGTACAAATGACGAAGTTCATGTGGCTATTATTGATAAAACTGGTAAATTCACAGGCACTCAAGGCACTTTACTTGAAAGATACGCGTTTGCTTCAGTTGCATCGAATGCTAAAAATACTAACGGTACTACTAATTACATAAAAGACATTATCAATGAAAACTCTAAATATGTTTGGATGATTGATTTTGATTCTGATATGAAAAGTACATTAGGAAGTAAAGCTGCAGCTGGTACTGCACTAGACAGCGGAGACAACTTTACTAGAACCACTGGTTTGCAAGATTCAGATATAGACTTTAACTTTTCACAAGGTGTTGATGTTAGTGCACTTTCAACTTCGCACGTTTTAGCAGGTTACGACCTTTTTGAAGATAAAGATCAAGTTGAAATTGATTTCTTAATTGCGCCTAGAGCCACTTCAAGAGATGGTGCAACAACTACTGTAAATGATTTAGTAGCTACTGCACAGTCATTAAGAAAAGACTGCATTGTTGTTGCTTCACCAGCACAAAGTGATATCGTTAATAAAACTTCTGCATCAGATATAGTAACAAATATTGTTGCGACATCTAATACATTTACTAAGTCATCATATCTAGTAAATGACGGAAACTTTTTAAAAGTTTACGATAAATACAATGATCAATATATTGAAATACCTGCTGCTTCTTCAACTGCTGGTATCATGGCTGCTACTGATTTAAACAGAGCACCTTGGTTTTCTCCTGCAGGATCTCGAAGAGGGCAGTACTTAGGAATAACATCAATATCGTTTACACCCACTAAACCACAAAGAGACACTTTGTATAAAGCCGGTGTTAATCCAATTGCTAATATTCCAGGTGCAGGCGTAATACTATTTGGTGATAAAACAAAACTTGCAAGGTCTTCAGCATTTGATAGAATCAATGTTCGAAGATTGTTCT